GATGGACAAGAAGTTTCATTTAATGATAATGGATATGAAGATGTTCAATTAAATTCAATGAATTCATTATCTTCTTTAAGAATGGTTGCTTCAGAAGTAAATCAAAATGAATATTTGACATCTTTACCAAGAAATAAATCATTTACAACTGCCATTACATTTACTTCAAATGATCCAAACAATGCGCTTTCTCCAATATTAAATTTAGATCAAGCAGGTTCTATACTTAATATCAACAGATTAAATAAACCAATCACTGATTATTCTAATGATAATCGTGTCAACTCTATTGTTGATGATCCACATTCATCAGTATATTATTCAAATATTACAACTCTTCAAAATCCAGCATCTGGACTTAAAGTTATTATTTCTGCAGAAAGACCTGGAGATGTTGACTTTAGACTTCTATATACAACAGTAAAAGCAGATTCTAGTGAAATTGAACAATCATATGAATTATTCCCAGGATATGATAATCTCAAACAAACAACTGAAGGTTTCTTAGTTGTTGATCCATCCAAAAACAGTGGATTACCAGATAGAAAGGTTAGAGAAAGTTTGGATGGTGAATTTTTAGAATATGAATTTACGGTTGACAATTTGGATTTATTTACTGGATATGGAATTAAAATCGTAATGTCTAGTTCTAATCAATCACAAGCACCTAGATTTGCAGATCTTAGAATTATTGCACTCAGATGATAAAAGTAGAAGGATACTCAAATTTATACAGAGATGAAAATACAGGTGCTATCGTAAATTGCGATACTACCGGATATAATCAATATATCAATTCTATTGCACAAAAAGATTTGCGTAAAAAAGAATTGGATGAAATGAAAAAAGATATTAATGAGATAAAATTTTTACTTCGTGAAATTTTGAATAAATAACTGATTATAAATAGCTAGAGATATATTAGAATCACAAAATAATGGCCGTTTATGTATCTAATATTGTGATTGAGCAGGGATATGACTTCGACACGTCATTTCAATTAGAAGATACTAGAACAAATTCCCTCATGAATTTGACTGGATATGGAGCTACTGGTGAAATAAGAAAACATTATGGTGCAAACTCTTCTATTGCTTTTGGATCGTCTATTACAAGTCCAGAACAAGGTATTATTTCTATTTCTTTAACCTCCTCACAAACTTCAAATTTAACTCCCGGAAGGCATGTTTTTGACGTAAAAGTTATAGTTCAAGGGAAAGCATATAAAGCTGTTGAAGGAGCAGCATTAGTAAGAGCAGGGGTAACCAGGTAATGCCTAATATCAACGACAGGATTGGTTCTCAGAACGTAATCCGTGTACTATCTAATGCTTCAGCACCACCAACAAGATTGGTCAATTTAAGTGATGTTGATTCCTCTCTAAAAACTAGAGATGGAATGATCCTTGTATGGGATCTTGGAACAGAATCATTCTACATGACGGATACGATTGATTCGTCATCCTTGAATATTAGTGGTATTGTTACATTTTCAAACACTCAAAATTCCACAACATCAGCAAATGGTGCTTTAATTGTTAATGGTGGAATTGGAGTAGCAAAGAAAGTAAATATTGGTGAAGGTATTACAGTTGCTGGAGTTTCTACTTTTGCATCAAACCTTGATATTAATGCTGCGGTTGACATCCTAAATGGTTTGGATGTAAACGGTTCATTTAAATCTGTTGGTATTACAACTTTAGCATCATCTGGCGGAATTACAACCACTGGAGGAGATCTCTATATCGGAGGAGATCTTTATATTGAAGATGATATAGTATTAGATGAAATAACAGCAAGAAATGCAACTCTAAGTGGAAATTTAGATGTTGATGGTCATACTGAGTTAGATGATTTGAATGTATCAGGTGTCACCACCACATCAGGTCTTCTCGATATTAATTCCGGAGCACAAGCAAACACACTTAAAGTAGAGGATTTAACAAACGATAGAATTGTTATTGCCGGAACAGGTGGTGAACTTGAAGATGATGCTAACTTAACTTTTGACGGAAGTCAACTTAATGTTGGAAATAATCTCAGAATTGCTGGAGTATCAACTTTTATTGGAATTATTGATGCTAAAGGTGACTTAGATGTAGATGGTCAAACTGAATTAGATGACGTAAATGTTTCTGGTATTGCCACATTTCTTGATATTGATGCTAATTCCAATTTAGATGTAGAAGATCAGACTCAACTCAATCATCTAAATGTATCCGGTGTTTCCACATTTGTAGGTAATGCATCATTTGCAAACAATGTTTCCATTGCGGGAACACTTACGTTTGAAGATGTAACCAATGTTGATGCCATTGGACTAATTACTGCTAGAAGTGGTCTTGAGGCAGGTTTTCCTGGTGCCGCATCTACACTAACTGCTGGTGGAGACTTAACACTTTCTAGAGACTTACACGTTGCTGGACTATCAACATTTGTTGGTATTGCAACGTTTTCTAATGATGTATTTGTTGCAGGAACACTCACTGCAGGACTTATTGACGGAGGTTCATTCTGATGGCAAAACCAACTACTAAGCAAGAATTAAAAGATTATTGTTTAAGACAATTAGGAGCACCTGTTCTTGAAATTAATGTTGCAGATGAACAGGTTGATGATTTACTTGACGATACCATTCAATTTTTCAATGAAAGGCATTTTGATGGTGTAGAGAAAACATATTTGAAATATCAAATTAGTCAAGATGATATTGATCGTGGAAGAGGTGGAACTTCATCTGCCGGTATTACTACTACTGGTGTTGGAATTGTCACCACCACAGGAACATCAACCAATATACCAGGTTTTGGGACAGTTACATCAAACTTTTACGAGACATCGAACTTTATTCAAGTTCCAGATTCTGTAATTGGTATAGAAAAAATATTTAAGTTTGATACTAGTTCTATTTCTGGCGGAATGTTCAGTATCAAGTATCAGTTGTTTTTAAATGATTTATATTTCTTCAATTCTGTTGATTTATTGACATATAGAATGACCAAATCATATTTGGAAGATATAGATTTTCTCTTGACAACCGATAAACAAGTTAGATTTAATCAAAGACAAAATAGATTATATCTTGATATTGACTGGAATGCACAAGAAGTAAATAATTTCTTGGTGATTGAATGTTATAGAGCAATGGATCCAGAAAATTTTTCAAAAGTATATAATGATAGTTTTGTTAAAAGATACCTTACTGCAGCAATTAAAAAACAGTGGGGACAAAATTTAATTAAATTTCAAGGAGTCAAACTTCCAGGTGGAGTTGAACTAAATGGTAGAGCAATTTATGAAGATGGTCAGAGAGAACTGGATGAAATAAAACAAAAAATGTCTTCTGATTATGAACTTCCACCCATGGATATGATTGGTTAATAGTTATGCCATTAAACCCATTTTTTCTTCAAGGATCTCCGAATGAACAGTTTCTTGTTCAAGATTTAATTAATGAACAGTTAAGAATTTATGGTGTAGATGTTTATTATCTACCTAGAAAAATTTTCAAAACTGATAATATTATTCGTGAAATTCAATCATCAAAATTTGATGATGTTTTTATGCTTGAAGCTTATATCAATAACTATGAGGGATATGCTCCTGATAACGATATTATGACCAAATTTGGTCTTAGATTGAAAAATGAAATAAGTTTAACAATATCTAAAGAGAGGTATGAAGAATTTATTGCACCATTTTTAGAAGGCATTCAGTCAGGTATAAGGGAAGGTAGAATTACTGATTATGATTTTGCAGACTTAATCACAAGACCAAAAGAAGGAGACTTAATTTATTTTCCTCTTGGAGAAAGATTATTTGAAATTAAAAGAGTAGAAGTTGAAAAACCATTTTATCAATTGGGATCAAATTATACATATGAATTAAGTTGTGAACTCTATGAATATGAAAATGAACTTGTCGATACAAATATTGACGAAGTTGATAATACTGTAGAAGATGAGGGATATATTACATCTTTAACGTTAGTTGGTTCTGCAGTGACTGCTACCGCAACAGCATCTATCGGAACTGGTGCTATTAGTGAAATATTTTTAAATAACGATGGTAGTGGGTATACTTCAACACCTACAATTACGTTCTCAGAT